TGATGATAAGTCGGTAGCGACAGAACGCAGACTTGTTTTTTTGATGATAAGTCGGTAGCGACAGAACGCAGACTATTTCCTCAAATAATTGTCACGAAAGTTACGAACTTCATCTAATGAGTTTTTTAGTAAATTTATCTTCCCAACACGAGATTTGTGGTGGATCTTAGACCATTCTCTTATTGATGTGTCATAGATGACCAGAGACTCAACAATACTTTTAGCATCTTTGCCACATTTATCCAGTATGTGCCGGAGAATATTGTCTAATGTCTGTTTTGACTGGGCAGAAGTCTCGGTGATACTGTTCCCGCTTTTACCGGTTACTTTTTCCATCGAAGATGTAGCAATACGAGGGGTTGCTCCACTCGCTGTTGCTAAAGCGTATATCCATTCAGCAACCTGATGCTGATCGCTGTCAATGATGTCCTTATAATAGTATTGATCATAGACAGTAGTATCTGAATACTTAACTACAGATTTAAAGGTTGATGTATAAACGACCTCGGCTGGTCTATTACTATCTGTCTTAAATTTTACACTCTTATTATTCATAATCTTCTGCCTCTGTAAATCTTCCATTGTGCGGCGAAAAATCAAAGATCACCTGACCAGTCGTTCCAAGAATATCGTGATAACGGGACTTAACAACCCTTATAACCGAAGGTTTTCTGTCTCCCTCTGTTAATCTGTGAACAACAATCCCAACGTCGCATTTGCCGTACCAATGTCTGCTATCTTCAATATCGTAAAGAGTAGGAACGCGAAGTGATCCGTCTTGGTTCGGGCTTATTTTTGTTGGATGACTGACGACCATCACATGAACACCAAAGCGTTTAGCAAAGCGTTTAAATTTCTTAATTGCATCCCCAACATATTCAGTCGAAGATTGATTAAACTCACGCTTATGATCCACTTCATTCCAAGGGTCTATCACAATCATGTCTACATCATGTTGAACGACACATGCTGACATTCTTTCTATAACAGCGTCTATATCATTCGGCTCATCGTCATCCTTGACAATGAAAACCATATTTTCATCGATCCAATCGACAACCTTTGTCATTTCTTGAGGCGATACGTTTGAACAGTCTTGTCCACTTGGCTTTCTGAGATACCACGTAGCTAAATTCCTTTTATGATCAGTCTGTGGTGGCTGTTCTAAAGATGCAAAAGCAATCTTTATTTTGTACCTTTCAATCAAACGACAACACAGATCGTTGACGAAGGTAGACTTCCCCATTGAGGGGATGCCTGTTACGACAGAAAAGTCACCCATTCTAATTCCAAGGTGCTGGTCTAAATTTCCCATTCCCGATCTCATCACCTCAGCCGAAGGTATAGGGGGAAGTTCGGACAGCTTAAAAACTCCACTCACAGGATACCATTTAGCCTTTTCTAGAATAACCCCTAGAGCTTTAGATCCATACATAGAGAGAGCCTCGTTAGCATCTTTACACTTCTCTGACTGGTCAGATTTGGTTCGTGGGTAATCCACCCACCGGCAACGGGCTTTGCCTAGCCTGATTGCGAGGTCTTCTGCCAGAACTCTTCCAGAATGATCCCCATCTGTTGCAATAATAATTTCTTTAACATTGTGTAGAAGTGAGGAAGCATTATTTAAGTATTCAAATGCCGTTGAGCTTCTCTCATCATCCACAGAGATAGGCTTCATATTTGCCCCATTCGGAACACTGACACATCTCTTGTAGCCGTGAGAGATAAACGAAAGAGCGTCCAATTCCCCTTCAACAATTATGAGAGGGTAATCATCAAGCGATTGATCGCGGAGGCAATCAACATTGAATAAGTGCTTCCCTCGCTCTAGCTCTTCTCCAACCCACCACATTCCACCCTTTGACTTGGCGACAGAACGTACCTTCCAGCAAGTGGTTTTGCCTTCTGTTGTGAACGGCAAAGCTAGAAATTCAGATCCACCAGTTTTTTTGATCGATCTTAGGTCTAGGTGTCCCAATCTTCCTGTTGGAATACCTCGTTTTAAAAGCTGTTCCTCCAGCTCCTGAGTAATTTTCTGAAGGTTTTTTCCAAAGTCCTTCACATCTGTGACAACTTGCATATATTCCACCGTCGTTATTTAAAATTATTGATAAGTTCTCTCGTTTCTTCGGCCCACAAGTCGGGCAGTGTGTTCTATGCCAAACCCCAAGACCTTTGAAACGTCGAATAGAAATTCTGTTTTCATTTAAAAAATCAGACTGTAGCTTGTTCATTTTTAATTCTGTAAATGAGATAGTCTCTACCCTTGGGTGTGAGCTTATAAAGAACTTTTAATCTTCCTGTTGAAACGCAAAACTCATTGTGTGTTTTAAGCATCTCCTTTTTTATTGCTAAATTAGAAAGAGTATCTCCAAGATTTCCTACCGAATTTTTAATACATCTTGAAACATCTTTTGCTGAAATTCTCCGTGGATCTACATCGCGATATCCTTTCGATGCAAGAGCAACTCCAATTAATGCTTTCCACTGTTGTCTCGACAGCAATTCTAAATCTTCTATACATTCCATTTTAATACCTCATTTGATTGGTCATTTTTTCTTATAAAATTTATGCCCGCCAACTTCTCCGAGTAGCGTGACATCTGTAAGCCAATATGGCTCTACACTGTGGTTGTGATAGAAGAGAGCTTCATCTCCAATCACTTCAATGTACTGCCCCTCGCTCAACATAAAGCGAGAAAGTTCTATTGATCTGTTAAATGCTGTAAGGTCTTTTGGTCGGTCGCTCAAACCGTCACAGAACCAGCTAAACGAACAACTGCCGCCGCCCGATTGAGTAACAACACCACACACAGTGTTGGGGTAGTGCTTAGAATTAACTCGATTTAACGTTGTCTCTGCAACCGCCACTTGTGCAGATATTGGTTCACCACGGCTTTCGTGGTAAAGATTTAAGGCGAGACAAACCAATGCTGTTTCCATAATCATTTAATTAAATCCATTAAATTTTGGGATGATAACTTTCTCTTCTTCAACCGTAATGAAATCTAAGAAGCTTCCGCTCGTTACAAACGTCGTTCCCATTTTTACATATTCAGGTGATGTCTGATTTCTCTCACAGTTCTTTTTGTAGTTCTTACAAGCGAGAAAGAAATCATCCCAAGTTACCTCTCCGTTCCTAACCCTCGGTTCTATTTTCTTATAAACAGCAGTTATACCATATCCTGTCTTACGACGAGGATAATTTGACGTGAACTGTTCACGGAAAAACTCAGGCACAACGTTAGTATTAGTTTTATTAGTTTTATTAATCTTCTTTCTATTTGTCCCGCTCCTGTCCCGCTCCTGTCCCGCTTCTGTCCCACTTGCACTCTCTGGAACTTGGTAAGTATCGTAATTCATTACATAAATTAAATTTTTACCTGTCCCGCTTTTTAAACAAATATTTTCATTTATTTTCAACTTTTCTAAATATCTATCCACTGATTGTCTGGTCCAATTCCAATTTTTAGCCAGCTCTCTGACTGAGCAATAGAAGGAACCTCTCTCCACAGTTCGGATCGTACCGACAACGTCAGTATCGTATTCAGCATAGGCGGCTCTCTCGATGATCCAGACCCACGCTTCACGCTTAGAAAATGGTTTTGTTGTGTTGAAGAGGGGATGGTCCATCCACCCCCTCGACATGAGATAATACCCCTTCATCAGTGTAACTTTCGGAACTCTGATTTTGAGATATTTAAATCCAGAGATTTCATTTCATTAATTATAACTTGTAAATCACACTCATTAAACCATCCCTGAGATGTCATTTCCTTCAACATTTTTATAGGATGTGCGTCAGGGTTGCTCTGAACAGCATTAATAAAAAACCGACTAGCGGTTGAAAAAGCCTGTATCATTTTAGTGTCCTTGCTCGATTGGTCGTTTTTTTTATTTTTTATTATTTTTATGTTTTGCATCTCCAATTACCACTCGCGTCCTGAACTCTGGGTGGTGATTGTTGTGAAGCTGACCAATTACTAGCTGTGTTTCCGAAGGATGAAGCTGATAAGAAACCTACTCCTCCACCGTGATTTTTAAAGGGCAGCGATTGTAAACCGACAGATCGCTCCCTTATTTGTAATTTTCTTCCAGTTTCAGTCATGTGAACCTCCTTTAATAATGACTTTCGCTTTTCAACTATTTGAATGGCTAAGTTCACTTTAGAAACTGGAGAATCTCATGTCAATAATTATTTAACATTTTTCTTCAGAAAAACTACTCACATGATTTAATACCTGTCTTTGGATCAATATAACATGCATCAATCCCGACTTCTGCGTCAGGTGTTGACGCATTAGAAGTAGTATTTTCTTCAATTTTATTGAGAATTCCAAATCTTTTCCCACTCGCCCTGAAGGTTGTCATACCCTTTGCTCCGTTTTTCCACCCCAGAAAGTATAGGTTTTTAAACTCATCGTAGGTTACTTGATCTCCAACGTTACAAGTCTTTGAACAAGCACTATCAACATACTCTTGAGCGGCACATAGCACAGCGACATGATCCTCAGCCGAAATTTCATCAGCCGTCTGACCTTTAATGCCTTTTGAATACGCATAGTCTTCAACCCTTACGATCTGATCTCCGTCAAAAGTTCTAAGTGTTCTATCATAATAGTGTGAAAAAGGTGGCTCAATGCCAGAGCTGACATTGTCGGCCAATAATGATATGGTTCCTGTTGGAGCGATTGAAGTTAAATGAGAGTTTCTCATTCCGTTTTGCCTGATCATTTCTTTCACCTGATCTGGAAGCCTCTTAATAAATTTACCTTCAAGGTATTTGTCCTGATCATAAAGAGGGAACGAACCTTTTTCTTTAGCTAACTTTGAAGATGTTACATAAGCCTCATCTCTTAGAACTCGTAAAACATTCCTTTGAAAGTCTAAAAAGTTTTTTGAACCGTATGCAAAGCCAAGCATCTCTCCAGCGTTTGCCAATCCTGTTACACCCAGCCCCATGCGTCTTTTGTTTTTTGCTTCCACTTCTTGCTGGTGTAAGGGGTATGTTGTGTTGTCTATCACATTATCCATCGCTCGAACAACAACAGCAATGTCTGTAATAAACTGATCAAAATTAAACGTCTTATCGCCAAACGCATCGTGAGGTAGTTTTGTATCAACATACTTGACGAGATTGAAAGACCCCAGCAAACAAGCTGAATATGGAGCGAGTGGCTGTTCGCCACAAGGATTCGTAGCTTCTATTTCCTCACAATAATACAAATTGTTTTCTTGATTGATCCGATCAATAAAAATAATTCCCGGTTCTGCCCAGTCAAAAGTGTTTCTCATGATAGCTTCCCAAATCTCATTGGGATCAACTGTCTGGTATACTTTTCCCTCAAACTTTAAATCAAAAGGTTTATTATTTTCCAAGCAGTCCATAAACTCGTCTGTTACCGCCACACTGACATTAAACCCAGTTAAAGCATTTTCGTTGGTCTTTGCATTAATAAATTCAAAAATGTCGGGGTGAGAAACAGGGAAGACTGCCATCTGTGCGCCACGCCTGTGACCTGACGAGGCAATGGTTTGACATACTGCATCAAAAATTTTCATGAATGATATCGGGCCACTTGCCTTTGACTCCAGAGATTTGATCCAATCTCCATGCGGTCTGATATGACCAAAGTTGTATCCTATACCGCCACCTCGTCTCATCGTTTCAGCGGCTTCCTTAGCTGCATCCATTATAGAGTCCATCGAGTCTTCAATTTTTCTAGAGACAAAACAATTATAAGCCGTCACGTTTCGAGGAGAGCCGATAGCCGTTTGAATTCTGCCCGCTGGTAAGAACCTCATATTAATGAGAGCATCCGTTAAAGATCGATAATGAATGTCACCATCCGATAATGTCCTCGCTATCCTCTCTATTTTTTGTGAAAAGCTCTCGCCCTTCATTCGATACTTCATCTCATCAATGTCTATTGAGATTGGTGTTGTTGGTCCGACGGCTTGGGCTGAATTACTTATGTTCATCTTCTCTCCTAATATCTTTTCTTGGTCTACGAAACCAGTCACGCCATTCGACAAGAGCAAGTTTAGTTTTGCCCTCGCCACGAATTGCTCTCATGGCAAACCTTCTAACGAAATAGGGATCTAACTGAGCGAGATGACAAACATCTTCAAAATCAGTATCTCCCTTTTTAAACCAGTCTCTGGCTTCATCTCTAATCTGGACTCTTTTCCATTCAGGCCAAGAGGGATGTATGCTCTTGATCCCGATGTTTGAAGCATCTAATAAAGCTTGAAGAACGACGGCTCTCCATAACTTTATCTCATCTTCTGTATAATTTCCAGTCTTTAATTGCATTGATTGCATCATTTTTTGACCTTACTACCTCAACATAACCTCCCTGTTTTATTATCTCTTTGTGTATCCGGCGTTGATTGTCGGACAGTTTTCCATTCACGAGCTTGACTTCAATCCCGTAATAAACACCGTTGTGCAGTAACTGAATATCGGGCCACCCAGACACCAGACCCATTCTTTTCAGTATAGCACCCCTGACCCTACCTCCGCCACCAGCAGGGAAGGTGGTCATCAAAACATTTCTCTTTATTTTTTCTTTTAATGCATGGTAAATCTCGATGTGTAACTGAGTTTCTGTTACTTTATTTTTTGGCCGTACCAAAATTTTTTTAATGTTTTCAGTCATGTTCATGTTCTGTTCTGGTTTACATCAAACATTTTTTGACGTAAGAGGGTAATATAAAGAAACATAAACTATAAAGGAGCCACAATATATGGCACAAAAATCTCACAAGAAACTGTCTGTAACGAGTAATAATGTTGAGATGAATGCCTTTCGAAGTCGAATCAAAGATCTCATCGAAACGTCTGGAAATTCTCAAAGGGCTACAGCGATGTCTATCGAACGCGATCCTCGGAGCTTCGGACACTATTGCACAGGCCCGACTATCCCCGACATTGATACGCTCGTCAGTCTGAGTAAGCATTTCAAAGTTACGACTGACTATCTCCTTGGTCTTATGTCTGTTGGAAAAAACTTTTCTGACTATATTCATTTAGACAAAAATGTGTATGTAGAAGTTCCTCTGTATCAATTTAACAGTGGTTTAAAAGAAAGAATGAAGCCGTTTGACACGACTCAAACAAATGTAACCGATCCTGAAAAATTTATGTGGGTACAGCTAGATAATAAAAGCTATGAACCATCATTTCAATTCAAGTGTTACATAGGCGTTGACCAAACATTTCAAGAAGTTGATGAAGGTTGGTATATGTTTAATAGCCTTGGAACTCCAGAAATTTCAGACGGGACTCGCTCATTGAGATACATGACCCGTAAACCATTTTCTAAAACGGTTCTCCTTCAACGAAGCCGTGACTCTGAAGCTATAGAAGAAGTTCCAGCAGAAAATGTAACTGTAATTGGCAAATTGGTAAGTTCCTGTCACAATTTGTCATAAAATGTCATAAACTGACTTGACTATAACATATTCTTTCTTTATTGATAGAGTATGTCAAAACTTATAAATTTAGATAAATATCCTGTTCCGTTCCAGAACTTTATAAAGAACGACGAATACGAAGGCGGAGAATTTACAGATCTCTCCGCCACAGGATTGTTACAGCCACCTAGAATTCGTAAGTTAAAATTCAAACATAATTCTGAAATTGTCGAAGACGCAAAACGAAGAGTGGCCGCCGTGTTTGGAACGGCTGTCCACACGGTGATGGAAAAGCACTGCCCTAAAAATTGGATACTTGAAAAAAGGTTTTATACGACTGTAAGAGATAAAGTTATCTCCGGTCAAATTGACGCTCTAGAGCCATTAAATGACCAGTCATACGTCAAGATTTGGGATTGGAAGGTTATTCCGAGCTTTAAAGCCATGTCAGGAATGAAAGATTACGAGACTCAAGGAAACATATACGCTTACCTTGTTCGTAAAAATGGATACATTCCTGTGAGCTTTGTTATCGGAGCTTTAGTTAAGGACTGGTCTCAAGCTGGCGCAGATAGAAATCCTAATTATCCACAGCTCCCAATTCAAACTTATGAATATGAAATTTGGGAAGAAGAAAGAATTCAAAAATATTTAGAAGAACGTGTTGAGTTGCATTACTCGGACGGTCTTCCGAAGTGTACGAATGAAGATATGTGGACCTCTGATGAAAAGTGGGAAGCGAAGAAAAAAGGCCACACCAGAGCAACAAAGGTCTTTGATACTGAAAGAGACGCTCAAATTTGGATTGCTGAGGGCGATCATAAAAACACAAGAAATACAACGATTGACGATTGGGATGTCACGAAGAGACACAGTGTACGCAGAAGATGCGAGAGTGATTGGTGTGGCGTTGCCCGATTTTGTGATCAGTTTGCAGAATATCAACTAGAAAAGGAGTTCTCTAATGGGGGGCATTGAAAACAGGATGGTCTATTCCTCGACAAATTTAGACAAATTATTCACGGCTTTCTCACAAGCTCAAGGCGAGTTTGCTGGGGTGGCCTTAAACAAAAAGGGACACTATGGAAAGTATGCCGATCTTGTTTCTATTTATAACTCTACTCGTCCTTCACTTTCAAAACATAAGTTAGGAGTGATGCAGACGGTGGGTGAGGGTAAAATAACTACCGTTCTTAGCCATGCATCTGGACAACATATGGTGTTCGAAACCACTTTCCCTCACAAGGCAAACACAGGTTTGGCTAGTGGTGGTCTGTGGACACTGATGAGACGGTACTCTTTATGTGCAGTTCTTAACATCGCTGGAGATGAGGACGCAGAGAGTGTCAGTAACGCGGTTGACTTTGAGCCTGACCAAAATTTTGAAACAAATGTTAAGATGCAAAAGATGATAAGTGATGCTGAAGCTTGTAAAACCGTGAAAGAGTTTTTGGCCTTTTTCACCGCCAACGAATTTGAATACAATAAAATTAAAAAGTCAAACCATGAAGGGTTTGAAAAACTAAAAACTACCCTTCAAACAATTAAAACCAACCTAAACAAAGGAGTCTCTAAATGAGCAATTCAATTAATATCGTAGGTAATTTAGTAAAAGACCCAGAATTAAAATCACATAGTTCTGGTGAGTTTCTAGCTTTCACCCTAGCCCAAAATACTAAAATAAGGGGCGAGGATCACACAAATTATTGGGATACAATTTATTTCTCCAATGGAGCTAAGTCTCTTGCGTCGATTATGAAAAAGGGTATGCGAATTACCGTTCTCAACGGCGTGGTTAACGTAATCAAAGCTGAAAGCAACGGTAAGCAATACACTAATGTTAACGTAAAAGCTGGTGATGTTGTTCTTCCGCCCAAGGATACATCTTCTGGAGATCAGGCTTCTGATAATTCTGGTCTAGATGCCGAAATTCCGTTCTAAAAAGCACTTAAAATTTGTGGGGAGTTTTTCATGTCTTGTATGTGAGGCTCCCCCACAAAGTGACGCTCATCACATTACTTATTCTGAGCAATCAGGAATGGGACTAAAAGTAGGGGATCAAAACACTGTTCCTCTTTGTCGAAAATGCCACACCGAACTTCATGTTTCAGGAATGAGTGAAGAGCTTTGGTGGTCACTCAACGGAATAGATCCAATCGAACACGCGGAGAGAATTTACAAAGATGGTCAGGAAAATACCACGACGAGCATATGAAGAAGTTACCTTCTTGGAAGCTCAAGTTGTTTCGTACCGAATGGACGAGAGGGATGGGGGTATGTGGAAGTTGACGTTTTATGTTGACGACACAGAAGATGCTCAATGGCTCTTTAACTGTTATCCCAGAACAACCGTAGCAATGGGAATAAAAGCTCTCGACTATGACAATCCTGACCAGTCAAACGTCGTGACCGAAGGTGAGAGAACTTTAAAAAGAGCGGCGATGCTCTGCCGAAATATGAAGTTTCAAAAATGGTTGGAAAGTGTCACAGGCGAGGATGGAACCTACCGATGGGGAGTTGGTCAAGATGAACAGGAATGTGTCAAAGCATTGCATTGGACTTTAGATATTAAGTCGCGATCTGAGCTAAAAACCGATCACAGCAAAATAGTGATGTTCAATCAATTAGTAGATGAGTTTCAGTCGTGGATGAAATCTCAGTAAATGTAAGCTTTGAGTCAAATAAGGTGAGTCAAATTATGAGTACAGAAAGTCAAGAAGTAACACTAACTCCGAAAGAGCTTGCAACAAGGTGGAAAGTGTCAGAGCGGACGGTGAGAAGAGGTATAGAAAAAAAGACCTTGCCACACTTTAAAATTTTAGGAAGTATCCGGATTCCCTTAAATTTTATTGAACAATATGAGAAAGGAGAGATAAAATGGGACGATTATATACGCGAGGAACAAAGTCAAATCACCTCTATTTCAAAGACAAAAACAAGAGCGATCGCTCTACTTTCACGACAGATGTAAATGCGGCGAAAAGGTTCAGAGCAAACCTTGAGCAAGAAGAAGAATTTGATACTATCAGTACGGTTCAAGATGCACTGTATGTCTGGGAAGAAAAGATGCACAAAGAGCATCGTTTTACGAAACAACATAAATCAATTGTAAGAAAAATTAATTCTTTTTTTGGTGATTTCGAGCCGACAGAAATTCCTCGAATAGCTCTAACAAAATACAAAGACATGAGAGTGTCGAGAGACGGAGTTCAACCTCAAACGGCTGAGAAAGAGCTTTCGACCTTGATGGGGGCTATTAATGTTTGTGAGAAACTTGGACATTCAAAATCTAAAGCAAATTTTACTGTTCAAAAATCAAAACAGAAAACACGGGATCGCTACCTCACGACTGATGAAATGAGAGCAATCATGAATTCAAAGAATTGCAAAATGTATTCTGGATTTAAAATGTGTTTGCAGTTGGCTTTAAAAACCTGTGCAAGAAAGACCGCCATCAGAGAATTGAAATTTAGTCAAATTGATTTCGATACGAACATTTTAGATTATGACAGTGACACTAATCAAGTAAACAGAAAGCCAAGAGCTAAAATTTTGCTCAAAGGAAAATTAAGAGACGAACTCTTTGAACTCCAGAGTATAAATCAATCCGGCTATGTTTGTGAGGTTGACGGCAAACGTATGACCAATCATTTCTTAGACGCTCGGTGGCGAGAGGTTCGGGAAGAGGTTGGTCTCAACAAAAACACAAACAAGGAAGACGCTGTTTTTCACAGCTTGCGCCACACAGGAGCAGTCCACATGGCGAGGGCTAAATTTCCCCTTTTATCGATCTCTAACTACCTTGGTCATACGAACATTAGAATCACTCAAAAAGTGTATGCTAAGTACCATCCTGAGTTCATGACAGAAGAAGCCGATTTCATGGATAATCTATATGATTAGTAAAACTTAAAAAAAAGACCACCTTTTTTTCTCGTAAGCCATTGTTTTTAAAGGACTTTGGTGGTAGCGGAGGGGACACCACTTATTGTTTAAAAACAATGACTTACAACGAATTTGGGTGGTCTTTTTTGACAGATTAGGACAAATTAGGACAAATTAGGACACCATTCACGGAAGATACAAACCCATCATAGTCCAAGGATGTTCTTGGCCTATAAGATACGCGAATAAAATGGCGAGGATTGTGCCGATATTAACGAGGTCAGATCGAGACACCAAACTTCATTAGCCCCATATCGACGAGTACTTCTTCAAGGCTGTCAGTTTCAGAGCAGACAATTACAAAGGGATGCTTACTACTCTCAGTAAAAAAATGACCCCATTTCTTTCTGTGAGTGTCACATATGTCATAAGAGACGACTTCTTCGGGTGGATAGTTTGCACTGGTTGTCCACTCGCCGTCTATGAAAAAGCTGACCCATAGAAAAACTTTAATCATGCACAGCTCTCAAACTGTTTACATATTCTTTCTGCCCGACCTTTAACTTGATGAAACCATTTTGAGTCACGAGCCTCGATTGACATTTGTTTATAATCTTGAGCAAGAACGGCCTTCTTTAAATTTTTAAACCCAGATAATCTTCGAAAACCAAGATTGAACATCATGTTAGCCAACCCAATTTGAGCGGGTTCTTTTAATTGATCAAAGTTAACGTAAAGAACTTTTATTTCCCTCAAAACTGTATCAAGGTCGTCAGCAAACCAATGTTCAGCCCTCTCTTTAGTTATTTTAGTTCCAACATCCATATTGTACTCTGGTTCACTCTTGCGGATCATATGTCCACACCCAGCCGTCTTTAAAGGTGGGTCAGCCGTATCTAGGTAGATTTCATAAACAACACCTTCATCACGGTGAAGATCGCTAGTTAGTTTTGCTATATCCATTACTTCCTCCCAACGGCGAAATAAGCGATCACCAGACCACTCAAGGCTAAATACTGTGTCATTAGTATAGACTCAGCCGCCGCCATTCTCTGAGGGTCTACGAGCGTTATAAGTGTGGTCAGCATCATCATGCCTAGGGCCGACCAACACATCCATCGTCGGTTTTTCTGATAGCTCTCTTTATCAGGTAACATGTTCATTTCTTCTTGTGTCATTTAGCAACCCCCCGTGTTTTCTCAAATGTTCTTAATGATCCGATTCCGAGTAATGCTCCAAGAATTGGAAATAATTCTGTGGTGTTCAGTGACGGCAAATCTGGAATTGGATATCCAGCCGCAGCAAAACCAAACGTCATAAATGGTTGGAGGACAAAAGAATAAAAGAGAGCCAAGCTACATGACCAACCAATTGACGGTCTCCAGCCGCCTTGCCAAAAGCTTCCAGACTTTGCGTCGGCGAGATTTATTGCTAGTTGCCCTTTTGCTAATTCTTGGGCGTGGTTATCAGCCATTGTGCTTAACTCAAAAGCCAGCTTTGCCTTTTGATCCTTGTCTTCGATAACCTTGTCCAACAACCCTGTTACTGGACCAATCAGGCTATTTATTATGCTCATCTTTTTTACCCCCTAAATATTTTGGGACTGAGTCTTGATCTAACTTTTTGAACCAAGATAGTATCAATTCCAGCCGCTCCTTTAAGGTCATGCGGCTCTCTTGATTTGGTTGATTACACCGCTTACAGTTTTGGCAACTCGGTTCCTTTGACTAATCAAAACTTTGAGGCGTTTTTGCTTCTCCAAACCTGACTGGTCAGACGAGCGAACAAGCCGTATCCGTTCATTAATTTTTCGTAGGTTTTCATTAATGGCTAAAAGACGTTTTCTTTGCGATAATTTGGCTCTATTATCTTCAATTAACTCGACGGCTTTTTCGACTTCACCAGACTTTTTATACCGATTAACTGTTGCATAAATACGATCAACTTCACTTTTTAATTCATAAAAGTCATTTATGTGACGATTTGATGGATCAACTTCGGGCTTCACAAACCGACCGAACCCAAGTGCTTCTGTGACCTTTCCAGCCAAGTTGTCCCCGAATACACCCGTTGGTCTCTCAGGTATTGCTCCCGTCTCTGCGAGAACAACATCCATCGCCGTGAGAGTATATGACCCTAGTGTGCCAAGATATCCCTCAATAACTTGCCCAATTTGGTTAGGCGATAAGGTTTCTTGAGACAGCTCTGACATTTTTTGACTTACTGCTGGCGTGGTTGGGCCTGTACGAGCGGAAGGATTGTACCTCAATTGAGCCGCAGAATCGAGCTGACGACCCGTGAAGAAATCATAATTAGCGGCGACTTCAATGAGTGGTCTTGCCGCCTGTGGTATAGGGTTAAACGAGAATGTATTTAAGAACGTGTGAGCAACTCCGCTACTAACAATGTCTCCGTCTTTCTGACGAATACTGTCTAGGATTAGCTCTGGCAATGTCGTGAATATAGCTCCAACCTCAAAAGCCCGTGGGATAAGAATTGTCTTGTTTCCAAGCACATCTCCAAGACCAATCTGATCTGGATAAATAATATGAT